GCAAGGGTGTTCGGCAATGCAGAGGTGTCCGGCAATGCAGATTACACAACTATTCGTGGATTCGGTACTCAATTCCGCACAACTACATTCTTCAGATGCAAAGACAAACAAGTCAAAGTATCTTGCGGCTGCTTCTATGGAACAATTCCAGAGTTCCGTGAACAGGTTAAAAATACCAGAAAAGGCAAAATCGCCGAAGAATACTTGATGATTGCCGATCTCATGGAGAAACATTTTGCAGAAGAAGCAAAATAGAAGAAGCATCATAATCTATCGTAGAAAGGAGAGATTCTTATGGCAGTAATTAAAACAATAAAAAATGAATCTGGCGGGATAATCAGAATACATGATGATTACTGCAAGGATAATACACCGGAAGACAATCAAAAAATCGTCGATGAATGTTCGAGAATTATCTTGGACTATTACAGAAGAAAAGAAGCAAATTTGGCATAAGCGCCCCGGAGGGAGCTGAAACCTCCACCCCGGAGCAGTAAGCCACTAAACCTAACTTAGTGGATACAGGTAAATTATAATCCTCTATCCGCTAAAAAGTCAATATTAAGCGAGAGGAAAATAACATGGAAAATAAAAAAAATGTAACAAATGAAAAGATTACATGGAACGATTTCGAGACAGCGTTAGCTACTGAAATCGTAAGAAAAGCAAAAAGAGAGACTAAGAAGTGGTTCAGTGCATGGCTTTTGACTGCCGCGCTGTTAATCATTACTAATATCTTCTGGTATATTGCTTACAGTCTGTAATCTTTTTCTTTTTGGAGGGAAAAGAATGAAATCACCTAGACAGAACAAGAAAGACATCGTAGTTAGTGCGATTATTGGGATTCTGCTTACTTTTCTTCCGGTGTGGATGTGGGAGAAGAACTTGCAGCAAGTCCTGGCAAGTATCGTATTCGCATTGTTTACGTATTTAGCACTACTTTAAGAAAGGAGAATGGAAATGTTGTGGAAAATGATTAAGGAGATTATCGATCTCGGAGAACGTATTTATAATGAAACACCTGCTTATTTATCCATTGATATTAGCACTGGAACTGGATCTGTTAACATCTATATCATGGATAGAGGTTTTGAAAAGGATCATGGATATGATGGATTATACACGCTCTTATTAAGTGACGCGCAAGAAAAATTTAATCGTAGACAGTTTGAAAAAGCTAAAACTCACATGCTTAGACTTCTTGAAGAAGAGGTGAATGCTAATGATGTATGAGACATCAATGCTCAGAATGCTACCTACACTCACCCTGGCCCAGGTAATCAATGATCTTCTCCGGGAAATGCAGAGTCGAGGAGACAATATCCTTGATTATGAAAATGCGGACATGTACCTGGACAGAATCGAATATCACGCTGGAGACCGAAAGGAAGATGGAAAGATTGTTCCAGGAGAGGGCGACAGATCAGACAACCTGTATTGCTTTTTTAAGGCGGTGTAAACATGGAAGAGCGCATTAATGAGATTGTTAGATTAATCGACACCCAGCTTGCTATTGTGCCGGATAATCCGATAGAGGAATCATACAAGGCAAGAGCATTGGCAAGCTACGTACAAGCCTTAAATGGGCTTTTAACGGCTCAGAAATCATATAAGGAGGAAAGTATCAGTGAGTGAATTTGAAATCCGTATTCCGGCAAGGAAGAAGCAGCCGGCAACCGATAAGGATAACCCAGTTGTGAAAGTATCGCCGGAAGCATACAACGCGCTGGTTGAGATTTATAACGAATCAACCATTTCTATGAAAGATATTGCAAGCTTGCTGATTATTGAGAGCAGCAAGCATGTGGTTTATGACAAGGAGGAATGATAGTGGAAAATCTTGAATTATATAACCATGTTAGAGAAGTTCCGAAAGATGCTCAGAAGCCGATTATGGCAGGACGTTTAAAAGGTTTTACAGATATTAACCCTATGTGGCGAATTAAATGTCTGACAGAGCAGTTCGGGCCTTGTGGAATCGGATGGTATTACAAGACTGTTGATAAATGGACAGAAACCATAAATGATGAGACATGCGCTTTTGTGATGATCGAACTATATGTTTTTTACGAAAGCAAATGGTCGCAGCCGATTTCCGGAACTGGAGGAAGTAAACTAGCAACAAAAGAAAGAAGCGGAATTTACGTGTCTGACGAATGCTATAAGATGGCTACAACGGATGCGCTGTCAGTAGCTTGCAAAAATCTCGGGATTGGAGCAGATGTCTACTGGAAAGAAAGCAAGACTAAATATGATTGCTCGAGTAACAGTGAGAATTCGCCTGACAAAAAAAAGGAACCGGCAAAAGAAACCGAGATGATTAGTTCTGAGACTATTATGTCAATTAAAAATATCATTGATAAGTACCCGGAAGCTAAACTTTTGGAACAGATTAAAGCTCGTTTTAAGGTGAACGATATTAAGTCTCTTACCAAGGAAAAGGGTCAGAAATGTCTGAAGATGTTAATTGACTATGATAAACAGCATACAGAAAAGGAGTAACAGCATGAATAAAGTAATTCTTACAGGAAGATTTACACGTGATCCAGAAATCAAGTACACCAATGATGGAACATCTATTGCGAGATTTTCTATTGCGGTAAACAGAAGATTTGTGAAAGAGGGTTCCGATCAGAAAGCAGATTTCTTGAATTGCATCGCTTTCGGAAGGTCAGCAGAATTTATCGAGAAATATTTTTCTAAAGGAATGAAAGCGGATTTATCTGGAAGAATCCAGACCGGCAGTTACAGTAATCGTGATGGGCAGAAGGTATACACAACAGATATTGTTGTAGAAGAGATTGAGTTTGGTGAAAGCAAAGGTTCTAATCAGAGTCAGCAGAAGTCAGAGACACCACATCCAGAAACAGACCAGGACGAATTTATGAGTATTCCAGATGGAATTGACGAGGAGATGCCGTTTGCATGATACAAATTGACAGTAGGGAGCATCAGAAAATTATTGATGGCATTAAGAAAGCATTTGATGCAGCGGGAGAAAAGTGGTTCGTGTCAAAACTCTACGTCGGTGATTATATGAACTATGACAATCCAAGGTTAGTCGTTGATAGAAAGCAAAATCTTTCTGAATTATGCGGTAATGTATGTCAGCAGCATGAAAGATTTCGTGCTGAGATCATCCGGGCAAATGAAGCAGGAATAAAACTCGTGTTTCTGTGTGAGCATGGAAAAGGGATTGAAAAACTGGATGATGTTCTCTGGTGGGAGAATCCCCGGGCAAAGAAAAGAGTTAAAAAGAATGGCATCTGGGTAGAACAGGAGCAGAAAGTTATGCATGGAGATGTCTTATATAAGATTCTTTGCACGATGCAACGCAAGTATGATGTTGAATTTCTGTTTTGTGACAAGAAAGACACTGGCAAAAGAATTTTTGAGATTCTGTCAAATGGATAAAGAAACAATTAAGCAGCAGAATAGCATGAGGGACGTTTTGAGCAGATATGGCATGGTTCCAAACAGAGCAGGATTTATTCAGTGTCCCTTTCATAGCGGTGACCGTACCGCATCTATGAAAATCTACAAAGACAGCTATTATTGTTTCGGTTGTGGTGCAACAGGTGACATATTTACATTCGTTCAGAACATGGATAATTGCGATTTTAAGACAGCTTTTACCATACTTGGAGGAACTTACCAAAAGCCAAATTTCTCTTCCAGAATGGCGATATATCACCATCAGAAGCAGATGGAAATGAGGCAAAAGGAAGAACGGAAGAAAAAGGCCGTGCTGCAAGAATGTTTGTCTGATATTGACTTTTATCGGGCAGAAATCGAGCGATGGAGTCCTCTTTCTGACAGATGGTGTGAGGCATGGAATGCACTTCAAAAAGCACTATACCTACACGGGGAGTTGAATAATATACCGTATTAGAAAAGAGGTGATATAGATGGTTCCTTTGAACAAGTTGGATTCGAAATCCATCATGTCTCGGGAAGTGCTGGACGAGGTGTTCAATCAGGAGGATGAGATTTACAGGGCTGAACTGTTGGCCAGCCTTGCGCTTCGAGCATCTGAATTGAGGTGCAAAACGGAGTTTACAAGCGTGGTAAACGCATACAAAAAAGTGCAAAAAGATATAAAAAGGCAAGAACAGGAAGATGCCCGGAGGCAATCAAAAGAAGCCAGCCTTGTAGAACACTATACAAACTTCACGGATAGTCCCTACGATAGAATGGCCTGCGGAAACTGGATCGCAGCAGATGATGGAATTTGCACTTGGAATTCTACTACTGGAATAACAGATGTTAGGGCCTGCTATCACCCTATATTGCCGGTTGAACGTCTGAAAAATATTCAGACAGGTGAAGAACAGATAAAAATTGCCTTTAAACGTAACAATAGATGGCAAGAGATTATTGTTCCAAAAGATGTCGTAGCAACTGCATCCAAGATTGTAGGGTTATCCAAGAATGGGATAGCTGTAACATCAGAAACTGCCAAGCACCTTGTAAGGTACTTATCGGACGTAGAAAACCTGAACGATGAGTACATAGAAATACAATATTCGTCTGGAAAGCTTGGATGGATTGGAGACGGTTTCTTGCCATACAGCGAGGAAATCATATTCGATGGGGATGCAAAGTTCAGGCAGCTTTTTGAAGCCATTCGGGTAAAAGGAGATAGGGAAATTTGGTATGAGCATGTAAAAAAGATCAGGCAGCAGGATAAATTCGAAATTAAGTTTATGCTGGCAGCGTCTTTCGCCAGTGTTCTGATTAAGCCACTGGATGCGCTTCCATTTTTCACCGACTTATGGGGTCTTACCGGAAACGGAAAGTCTGTTACCCACATGCTGGCTGCTTCGGTCTGGGCGGATCCGTCCGAAAACAAGTATATAGGCAACTTCAAGAGTTCGGATGTGGGCCTGGAAGTAAAAGCTGACATGCTTAATAATCTTCCCCTTATCCTTGATGATACAAGCCAGAAGGATAAGAAGATTGAGGAAAACTTTGAGCGAATCGTGTATGATCTCTGTTCTGGCCAAGGAAAAACCAGATCCAACAAAGAACTTGGGTTAACAAGAGAAAGCGTGTGGAAGTTGTGTATCCTTACAAATGGTGAGTATCCATTGCAGTCCTACGTGAACCAGGGCGGCGCTGTAAACCGTATCCTTGAAGTAGAATGCACGCATGATAAGCTGTTCGACAATCCGCAAAACACCATTGATATTCTTAAGAAAAACTATGGCTTTGCCGGGAAAGACTTCGTGGCGGCGCTGGAAGAAATGAGTGTTGATAAGATCAAAAATATCCAGCAGGAGATTTTGAAAAAAATCGCATCAGACGATAAAACGGATAAACAGCTACTTTCCTTATCAATTGTTCTGACTGCGGATAGAATCGCCACAGATATGCTTTTCAAGGACATGCAGTATATTGATATACAAGATGCCAAAAACACGCTTGCTGATGTATCGGATGTATCCCCGAATGAACGTTGTTATGAGTACCTGGTGGATATGATTTCTATGAATGAGCAGCGTTTTGATGTTGATACGCCTTGTGAAAAATGGGGAGATCCCATTGAAAAAGATGGAGAAATGAACCGGTTAGTGTACTTCTATCCCACTGCACTCAACAACATCTGCAAAAATGGCGGATATTCCAAAAAAGCATTTCTGTCATGGGGCATGAAAGTGGGGCTTGTTATTTCTAACAATAAGTACGGTAACATCCTGAAAAGAGAGTCGGAAAGCAGGAACCCAAAAAAATTTTGCTGTTTGAAAGTAGTGAATGATCTTGATGGATACCTGGAAGAACAAAAAAAAGCGAGTTTGTTCCAGATATCGGATCCGGTATTCGATTAGTTTTGTAACCGAGTAACCTTGTAACTTTTCAGAACGTATATATATATACAGAAAAATAAAAATATGAGAATGAAATTATTTTTTTCTCCTATATAGGGGATGTGTGAGTTACACGGTTACACGGTTGCAAACGCTACAAACCCGCATAAACACTGGATTTTTTTGTAACCCAAATGAAACCGGTTTTTTTTAAATAGGTTACATATAAAGGAGATGGAGGATGAAAGTAGAAGCAAAAGATATTCCTATCATACAAAAGTTTCTAACAGAATATTGGAAAGCTATAAAAGAATTCTATTTAGTAGAGATTACAGATGAATATTCCAAACAAGCTTTCGATAAATTAATTTGGCTTGGGGAGATTAGTGGTATTTGCACAGATAAACATGATAAAAAATTTATCCAAGATCACATAAATGCCTTAGAGAATCTCTTGGATTCTAAACAGAGAGAAATGAGGGCAAACCAATGAACAAAATGAAGGAGTATGAGCGAGGGAGAGAGGATGGTCTTGACCTGGCACTCAGAATTGTTAGAGATGGCGGCATAGAAGCGCTCGAGAGGGAAATAAAATTTCGGGGCATTACAGGAGTACATACCTCCTTGGTCAGTAAGGACCTGGATAAAGCTGCAAAGAAGATCAAAGAAATGACACTTGATACATTTACAATCTTTGAGATTCCGCATTAACAATTAAGCGAGGTGTTATTGATGAGAAAATACAATACAGAGCGCAAACACAAAGAGGGACAGGAGATGTATAAATCAGTATATCATTTTATTCTGAAGTATTACCGCAAGCACCACTATATGCCGTCTACAAGAAATATTGCAGATGGATTGGACATTTCAATGGCTACTGCCAGAAAACACTTTAATTTGCTTTTGGACAATGAATTACTTGTTAGCGAGGATCCGACAGAGCAGAGGGCGTATAGATTGAGTTATTCGAAGGTGGAGGAATAAACGAAAGAAATGCGTAATTTAATTATAGATTGTTTTGCCGGCGGCGGAGGGGCATCTGTAGGAATCGAAATGGCACTCGGCAGATCAGTAGATATAGCAATCAACCACGACCCCGACGCTATCCTGATGCACAAGACAAATCATCCTGGAACACTGCATCTGACAGAGGATATTTTCAAAGTAGATTTGCAGAAATACGTCGGAAATCAGCACGTAGCGTTGATGTGGGCTTCCCCGGACTGCACGAGCCATTCAAAAGCAAAAGGCGGTCAGCCGAGAAAACAGGGGCTTCGCATTCTTCCATGGGCTGTATATAAGCACGCAAAGGCAATTCTTCCAGATGTAATCATTATGGAGAACGTGGAAGAAATTCAACAATGGGGGCCACTTGATGAGAAAGGACATCCGATCAAGGAAAGAGCCGGTGAAGATTATCGAAAATTCATTTCAGCAATGGAAAATATCGGTTATGAATTTGACAGCCGGGAACTGGTAGCTGCGGATTATGGAGCACCGACTACAAGAAAACGTTGGTATGCAGTGTTCCGTAGGGATGAAAAACAGATAGTATGGCCAAAAGCAACGCATAATAAATGCGGCACAGATGGATTAAAGCCATATGAACAGTGCGGAGACTACATTGATTGGTCGGACTTAGGAAAAAGTATATTTGACCGCCCGAAACCATTGGCAGAAGCAACTCAGAAACGCATTGCAAATGGAATCAAGAAATATATCGTTGATAATCCAGAACCATACATTGTGAAGAATAAAGATGCATTAGCATTTATAATTCAGTACCACGGAGAAACCAGACAAGGTGATTCCAGAGGGCAATTACTGACTGAGCCAATTAAGACTATTGATACATCAAACAGATATGGTCTCGTGACAGCTTTTATCACGAAATATTACAAGACTGGAATCGGTCAAGGGTGTGATGAACCACTGCACACAATAACTACTTCACCCGGTCACTTCGGCGTGATATCTGCGTTTCTAGTTAAATATTATGGAACAGGGTGTGGGCAAGTGTTAAATGAACCACTCGGAACTATTACCACAAAAGACAGATTCGGACTGGTAAACGTTCTGGTTAATATTCATGGAGAGAAATACATTATTTCAGACATATTCCTGAGAATGTTAAAACCGGAAGAATTAAAGGTGATGCAAGGGTTTCCGAAAGATTACACTATTGATCGGGACTATAAATGGAGAAATTACCCGATTGCAAAACAGGTAGCAAGAATCGGGAACAGTGTTGTGCCAGTTATGGCAGAAGCACTTGTGAAAGCAAATTGCCCGTATCTGAAAGTCGGAGAGCGTAAAGCTGCACCGGTGATTTATTTGCAGAATAACGGACAGGTAGCGTTTTTGATAGGAGAAATAAATGGATTTAGAACAAAAAGCAATTGAGAGGATTCGACTTGCATCTGATCTCTCATTAAAACATTATGGAAAGCCACTTGTATGCACATATTCCGGAGGGAAAGATTCTGACGTAATGTTAGAGCTCTTTCGTAGGGGGGGGCATACCATTTGAGGTACACAATAGTCACACCACGGCAGATGCACCGCAAACTGTACGGCACATACGAAAGGTGTTTAAAAGTCTGGAAGAAAAAGGAATTAAATGTGAAATAGAAATGCCGAAGTATAAAGGCGAACATATCACGATGTGGAAATTGATTCCGTTAAAATTGATGCCACCAACGATATTTTCAAGATATTGTTGTGTGGTATTAAAAGAAACTGGATGCCCTAATAGGTATATTGCCACAGGCGTTCGCTGGGCAGAAAGCCAAAAACGACAATCGCGATCAGAATTTGAAAAATTAGGGAGTAGTATTAAAACAAAAGAATTCTTTTCGACGGTTATGCTTATGAATGATAACGATGCAAAGCGTCGAATGACCGAACATTGTATGCAACAAAAGAAAATGGTTGTCAATCCCATTATTGACTGGAAAGATTCTGATATATGGGAGTTTATTAATTCAGAACATATAGAAACTTGCGAGCTGTACAAATGCGGATATGATAGAGTTGGTTGTATTGGCTGTCCAATGGCTGGAAGTAAGAGATATAAAGAATTTGCAGATTTTCCCAAATACAAGCAGTCTTATATTAGGGCGTTTGGGAGAATGCTAGATGTTCGAAAAGAAAAGGGGCTAGAAACCAAATGGGAGACAGGCGAAGAAGTCTATCTATGGTGGATGCGAGATAATAATGTAGTTGGTCAGATGGAATTATCTGATTTTATCGAGTATTGAAATCATGGAGGACTGCACAATAGCGTGCCAGTTGCTTACATGTGGAAAGTGAGGATGAAAAATGAGCGAAATTAAATTCAGTGATGGAATGCCAGAAAGAGCAAGACGTTCCAGCACAAGCATTTATCCAGAAGAATTGTTGGATAAAAAATGTGGTGGTTGTGTGAGATGTCAGTCAAGAAAAAGGAAGGGCGAAACAGGCTATCATTGCACGACACAGCCGTACACCAAAGACATTTCACCAGAAGACAAAGCCTGTGTCATTTACTGGGACAAAGAAGAGGAAAGAAAGTACAAAGCGTTAAAGGCACAGGACGAAGAAAACCGCAGAAAAGAACTCTGGAATATCTATTCAAAGCGAGAGCCGATAAAACTCCCAATCATAAATGATGGTTACGGAATGATTCCAGAATGTCCTATTTGTGGAGAGATGCCGTACAGCACTAAGCAGTGCCACTGGTGCGGTCAGAGGTTTATTCAAGATAAAGAAGTAGAAGAATACAAAAAGCCGCTGACGAAAGAGGTAACTTGCTTTTCATGCGGTAGAAAGGTAATTGCGAACGTGAGTAAATATAACGGACACATTAGCTATCATTGTCAGTGCGGAACGAGTTTTATCGAGTAAGGAGGACACAAAATATTAATCAGAAGTCAGGATAAAGAAACATTAATCAATTTCGACAATTCAATCGTAATTAATATCATAGACATTGAAGGGATTGTGAAGATTATCTGTTCATATTCATGCGAGGATTATATTGTCGGGCATTATTCAACCAAAGCAAAAGCCATGAAAGTACTGGACATGATTCAGAAAGCCTATGTAAATGGACATATTGATTATCAGATGCCAGTAGATGGGAGCGTGGAAGTATGACAGAAATAAAAGGATATACCGCGGAAGAAGTCGCAAAAGCCAGTAAACAGGAACTTGAGGAAGATTATGACTTCTGTAAAGGCAAACTTGCCGAGATAAGAAGACATGAATCTGAGATTGAGACTATCAGGAAAGTGTATAGAGAGCTTATCATAAAATACAGAATCAAAAGTGTTGATAGAGTACTGGCATATATCCGTATGAAAGGAATCATAGACAAGAAAGAGCTTGACTTGTTATTGTGCCATTGCCAGAACAAACTGGGTGGAAATATTGATGGCATTGAATTGGATTTGCATTATGAAGAGCCAGAAAATAGTGAGGTGGAAGCATGAAGTATAAATGCGTGAAAGCATTCACGTTAGATACATACGATGATGATGGGTTTTACGTTGACGGATACATGGAAATTGAGGTAGGCGAAGTTTATGAAGTTGGAAACGGAAAAATTATCGACGGAGATATCCATCTTGATGGAGTAAATGTTAACAGATGGATTGAGATATCAAAAGAAACTTTAGAAAAGTATTTTGTGGAGGTGGAAGTATGAACAATGAAATGACACTTGTTCAGAATCATATAAGGAGGACTGAATGGGATATTGTAAATTAGACTGCCCGGACGGTGAAACACAGTGCTGCATCTGCTGTACTAAGCAGGATTCCTGCCAGTGCAGATGTGATGATATGGACGGTTATGAATATGCGGAGGAGTGTGAAGATTATGAGGTTGATTAATGCAGATAAACTGAAAGAAGCAATTAATAGTTCTTTGAACACAGGGAGAGAAACATTTAGCCCGGAAATTATGTGTGAAGCTGTTGACGAACAGCCGACAGCTTTTGATGTGGACAAGGTTGTGGAGCAGTTGGAAAATAGAAGCGCGTTGGCAAGACCAGTAGGATGGTCTAAAGCATATGAAATTATAATGCTGAAAGATGCAATCGAGATCGTGAAGGGCGGTGGAGTTGAATGAGAGGAACACTGATGCAAAGAGAATTTATTTGCGGTGACTGCATGAATTTTCTCCCGGACTTTCCAGATAATTACTTCGATGTGGCAGTTGTAGACCCACCATACGGAATCAAAGAACATGGCGGTAAGAATCGCAGTAAATATGTAAAGCAGAAAAATGGAAGTTCCATTTATGTTCCTGATGGCGGCTATAAGAATTATGGTTGGGATAATAAACCGCCAGATCGAGAGTATTTTAAACAGCTATTCAGAGTATCAAAAAATCAGATTATCTGGGGATGTAATTACTTTGATTACCCAATGGCAGGTGGCTTGATAATCTGGGATAAATGCAATGATGGTTCAGATCAATCAGACGCAGAAGTTGCTTACTGCAGTCTTACAAGAAGGGTTGACATTTTTCGCTATATGTGGAGAGGAATGTTTCAAGGAAAATCAATTGCTGAAGGAACTGTTCAACAAGGAAATAAGAAATTAAATGAAAAGAGAATTCATCCGACACAGAAGCCAGTAAATCTATACAGGTGGATTTGCCAGAAATATCTGCAGAAAGGAATGATGGTGCTTGATACGCATGTGGGGAGTGCAAGCTCATTGATTGCCTATGAAGAATACGGAATTGAATATATAGGGTATGAAATTAATGAATGTTATTACAATGACGCTTGCAAACGGTTAGAAGAACTTAGATCACAGATTGCATTATTTGATTTAGGAGTGAAGGAATCAGATGAGTAAATCAGTATTAGTGATAGATACGCCAGAAAATTGTTATGACTGTCCGTTCGGAACTGAATACTGCGGCAATCTTGAATATGCGGGTTATTGTGAATTAGCTGACTGTTTAGATTGTGATGTAATTCTGATAACAGAAGAACATTATGATTGCGAAAGTAAATCAAGACCTGATTGGTGTCCGTTGAAGCCACTGCCGGAGAAGAGCACTATTGAGAACGATATGACGGATTATCAGTGTGGGATGGTCGATGGTCGAAATCAGTGTATTGATGAAATTACAGGAGGTGGAGTAGATGATTGATCTAGCGAATAAATGTGTATTAGTCATAACGCATGAAGAGTATGAAAATATTCTGAAAGCAGCAAAGGAACAAGGATATAGATGGTACGGCGGAAAAGAAGTGTATCCATATCCTTTTGAAGAACAGCAGATCCCGGATATGTTAAAGTTCTATAGCAATAAAGAACTAACAAGAAATGCCAGCCTTGAACCGGGATATGAATTGGTAGAAGCATCAGACGTAATTGAAGATGAGAAGGAACTCAAAGATGCTATAAGACTTGTCAGAACATTCGCTAAATACCTAGACAAAACAGCATTGACGGACTCGTTTATTAAGTCCTTGAAGTTACTTGCAGATACTGTAGAAAGTCAGATGGAAGAGGTGAAGTAGATGGAGAGATTAACAATTGACGATATGATAAAAGCACTTAGATGTGTTGCCAGTCAGGATACTGTAGGCGATTGCTATGCAGACCACGAAAATTTCATACATATAGATGATAAGCATAAACGCATAGTCTGTGGAACTGGCGAGGATTTAAGAGATTATATCAGTGGGAAGGAAGCGGTCGGTTGCCCGTATCATCAAAATACTTATGGATGTTGTTTTGAAGATGGAGAATTGTATTGGTTGAAAGATGTTGCAGAACTGTTGGAAGAATTGAAATCTTACAAAGAAGCAGAAAAACAGGGCTTGCTTGTGAGATTGCCGTGTAAGGTTGGAGACACGGTTTATAGAGTGAATGCCGGAGCCAAGCAACCGATTATTCCGATGACTGTTTCAGAAATTCATTTTCTCTGTTACAAAAATGAACGTGCTGTAAGGTTTGACGCAATAGGCAAAGAAGATATGGGAGAAAGTTGCTACCGTTTAGAAGATATTGGAAGAATAGTATTTCTCACCCGCGAAGAAGCCGAGAAGAAGTTGGAGGAGATGAAAAATGACAAGACCTGAGATTACAGCGAAACTATCAGCCATGCTTGAAAAGAAAATAAATCCTCAAAATGATCCACGTATTTATTGGGCGAAAGAAGTGACATTCGATTATTCGACAGATCATGCAGTAAGGGTGGATTATATGCGGTTCGCGCCGGTGAATAATAGCGTGTCCGGGATAGAAAAAGGCGATTGTTATTGCTATGAAATCAAGTCATCTGCTGAAGATTTTCATTCTGGTCATGGGCTGAATTTTGTTGGCGATTATAACTATCTGGTTATGCCGACAGATGTATATGCTGCGATATCCCTTGAAATTCCGCATTACGTAGGAATATATGTGCCAGATGGAAATGAGCTTGCATGCATCAAAAAAGCAAAGCGAAGAAATCGGACAAGGCCTGTATCTGAAATACTCTTGATGATGTTCCGGTCTGCGAACAGGGATTATAGAAAAGCAGTAAAACAGTTGAAGGAGATACAGAATGGCAAGTAAAACTATCAAAGCAATGGGTGTTAGCCCTATTACAAATACCATCTACTATGGAAATGTAAACGAAGAAAAAGGTTTATGGGTAGGTGAAAAAAAAGACGTAACCGATATGGCAATCGCCTCTGTATTTGAATGGTTCATGAATCAAATGGATGGAAAAGAAGAGTTTGAGATCTCGTATCCAAATGTTTCAGAGTTTAAGTTGAAGATGGTAAGAGAGGAAATAAAAAAGAATGATTGATAGTTTAATAGCATTTACATTTGGAATAGCATTTACATTTGGCACTATTTACTTGATTACACATTTTGGTGGCAAGCGTAAATAGAAATAAAAAGGAGTGATGATATGCGGACCAGGCAAAAGTCACTTGTTGATTTTGGCGTATATCCAGAAGACATTAACCGTTTAAAGGATATATGCCAGAAAGCTACACCGGAGCAGAGACATGATATTTTACACTGCTGCATAAGCTCTTGCCCTCCAGGGATTGAACTTCTGGTGTACGAATCTATTGTAACAAACAAATCCTATGACCGTATTATGAAAACAAAATACATACCGGCAAAACGAGACGATTTCTACGCATACAAGCGAAAGGCAATGGCCATGTTTTATGATACGCTAAGGAAACTAAGAGAAATATAATATTACAATTAATATTAAAATGTGGGGACAAATTTTTCTGCCATGTATGGTAATATAGTATATATCTATGACTATGTGCCATATGTGGCAGATTTTTTGTTTGGAGGTGAGAACGTGGGAATGACTCCAATGTACACAAGCGTTGAAGAGATCGAGAGCAAAATAGAACAGTATTTCGAAGATTGCAAAGGTTATCCATTGACCGATGAAAAAGGCAAACAAGTATTTAACAAGTTTGGATCTCCTATTTTCATAGATGTTCACCCTCCGACTATTACAGGACTTGCCTTAGCTCTTGGATTTACGAGCAGACAGGCACTTTTAAATTATCAGGCAAAGCCGAAATTTGTTGACACGATTACGCGCGCGAAAGCCAGAGTAGAACAGTATGCAGAAGAACGGCTGTTTGATCGTGATGGTTCCAATGGCGCTCAGTTTAGCCTGAGAAACAACTTTAAAGGATGGGATGCTGACAAGAAAAATGATAATTCTGGAGATGGAAAGATTACGATTGTGAATAATATTCCAAGGCCGGAGAAGCAGAATGAATGAGAATCCGATTAATCTGAATGAAATTATAGCTCCGGCTTTTTACAATGTATTCTGGGACATTATGGACGGAAAACACACCTATTATGATTTGTATGGTGGGCGTGGATCTACTAAATCATCTTTTGTAGGTGTTATGATTCCTTTTCAGATGATGCAGGATGCAGAGAATGGCTTAATGTCAAATGCTGTAATCTTTCGGAAAGTCGGTAATACGCTCAGAGAATCCGTGTATGAACAGATCGCATGGGGAATTGATGCGCTTGGAGCAAGTGATTTATGGGCTGACAGTTTAAGTCCTATGCAATATGTGTATAAGCCAACAGGACAAAAGATCATATTCAGAGGACTGGATAAAGCTAAGAAAACAAAGTCCATAAAAGTAAAAAAAGGATATTTCAAGTACCTTTGGTTTGAGGAGCTTGATGAGTTTGCCGGAATTGAAGAAATCCGTACAGTTCAACAGTCTGTACTTCGTGGTGGAAGCAAATTTGAAGTATTTAAGACATTTAATCCACCGATCAGCCGGAGCAACTGGGCGAACGTGTATGTGGAGGAACCGAGAGTTGACAGCTACAGACACAAGAGCGATTATAGATCAGTTCCTGTTGAATGGCTTGGTCAGCAATTTATTGATGATGCAGAGCATCTGAAGAAAACAAATCAGAGAGCTTACGACCATGAATATCTCGGTCTTCCTGTTGGACTTGGAACAAATATTTTCGAACTGTTAGAAATTCGAAAAATTACAGATGAAGAGATTCAGAGCTTTCAAAGTATCTACCAGGGACAGGACTGGGGGTGGTATCCAGATCCTAAAGCATTTCTCCGTGTAGCTTATGTTCCTAATCAGGAAAAAGTTTTTTTATTAGACGAACTTGGAGGCTCCAAGATAAGAAACAAGGAAATGGCTAACCAGATAAAGAAAAAAGGATATGATGATTATTCAATATCTTGCGGAGTTGATGAAGAAGAAAGTATTATTGACTTCCGAGATGCAGGGCTTCCAGCACGTAGGGCCATTGTTACACCGGGAAGCCGCAAATATACTTTTGAGTGGTTACAGTGCCGAACATTAGTCATTGATCCGGCACGAACGCCTAGAGCATACAAGGAAATTATCAATTATGAACATGAAGTAGATAGCAATGGAGAAGTGATTGCAGATTATCCAGATGGAAACGATCACTGGATAGATTCTCTCAGATACGCAACCAGTCCATTGTCCATGAGAAGGGGGCACAGTGCATAATGTGTAAATTTTGTGATAATTTAGCTTCCTGCAAAGAATACTATGATAATCCAGAATGTAAGAAGAACAAATATATATACGGCTGTATGTTGTACATGTACATGAAAGACCGAAAAGGAAGCATTACTTCCAGACCGTTTGATCTTAATTATTGTCCGACGTGTGGAAAGAAGATTGCGACAGGTGACTAAATGGGACTTATAACAACACTAAAAAGGTGGTTTAACATGATATTCAAAAAACAAGCCGAAGAGGACTTTAATATCCAGGCGGCAGAATTCCCAGAGATGGAATCGTTGATTAATAAATGTGCGAACATATATCGAGGCGTTCCATACTGGCTAGATGATAAGAATAACATCAAGACGATTAATTTTGCTAAATCTGTGTGTTCTGAGACTGCCAGACTTGCAACACTGGCGATTGGCATTCAGATAGATGGTTCTGCAAGGGCAACATGGTTACAGGAACAGATTGACAAGGTATACTTCCAGATTCGGCACTGGGTAGAATACGGCTGCGCTTACGGAACGGTGTTCATTAAGCCAAACGGCGAGAGCCTTGACGTATTTACTCCGGCAGATGTGATGATAGTGGACTACGACAATCAGGAGATTAAGGGAATCATATTTAAAGATTCTTACACTGTTGGACGGAAATACTATACAAGGCTTGAATATCATAGATTTGTTGAAACCACCGTGGACGGAGTGACAACTTATCCGTACTATGTTTCTAACAGAGCCTATGTATCAAAATCCCCTCAGTCAATCGGTGATAAGATTGACCTTAAACAGACCAAATGGGCTGACCTAATGGCAGATACGCCGCCGATACTCAAGGCAAACGGCGAGAAGTTGGACGGACCTCTATACGGAGTGCTGCGGACACCACAGGCGAACAATGTGGACATTAGTACACCACTTGGATTACCGATATTCGCAGAAGCTATTGAAGAGCTGAAAGACCTCGACATTGCATACAGCAGAAACGCCGGAGAAATTTTTGATTCTCAGAAGATAGTTCTGGCAGATGATAGACTGCTGATGCCAAGCGGTACGCCTGTATCAGCCATGTCACCACAGGGCATGGAGAACAGACGGAATGAAATGAACTTACCACACTTTGTCAAGAACGTATTCGGACAGGACGAGAAAGAGTTCTATCAAGAAATCAATCCGGTTCTCAACACAGATACCCGTATAAGTGGCATAAACGCCATTTTAAGCCAGTTAGGGTACAAGATTGGATTCTCCAACGGATACTTTGTTTTCAACGAATCTAGCGGCATTCAGACAGCTACAGGAGTGGAAGCGGAACAGCAGAGGACAGTGCAATTCGTCAAGGATGTAAGGGATAAGTTAGAGTCTTGCCTAGATGAAGTTATTTACGCGTTGAACGTTTACGCTGACCTGTACGGACTTGCACCGGTTGGGGCTTATGAAGTCAATTATGATTTCGGAGACATCCTATATGTGCGTGAAAACGACCGTGCAAGATGGTGGCAGTATGTTACTACAAATAAAGTACCGGCTTGGATGTATTTCGTGAAATTCGAGGGAATGACGAAAGACGAGGCGGTAGCAATGGTTAAAGAAGCCCAGCCAGACGAACCAAAACTGTTTGGAGATGAGTAATTATGTTAAGCCCAGAATATTTACGCCGGATAACAGAGGGCAGTGAGCAGATTGCCGAAGAACTGCATCAATATATCATCTCTGAGATTGTGTCGAGAATGATGGCAAGAATCGGCAGAGGTGAGGATTATATCCTGACCAACGCCGATGCGTGGAGAATCAGAACGCTACAGGAATCCGGTGAACTGTTAAAGGACATTCTGGCAGAATTATCCAGATATACCAAACGCGAACAGCAGGAACTTCTTGAAGCGTTTGAAGATGCCGGTATCACTGCAATGAATTATGATGATAAGGTATACAAGGCGGCAGGATTAAGCCCTGTGCCGCTCGAACAGTCCCCAACTATGATAAGGCTCATGGAGCGGAATATGCTTGCAACCATGGGCGAGTGGAAGAACTTTACACGAACAACCGCAAGTGCCGCTCAGAGGCTCTATATTGAGCAATGCGACCTTGCCTATAATCATGTAATGACTGGGGCAGTTGGATATACGCGAGCCATCAAAGAAGCAGTTAATAACGTTGTGAGTGATGGTGTATATGTTGAATACATAAATAAAGAAACAGGAAAGAAAAGACGCGATACAATTGAAACAGCGGTCGCGCGCTCTGTCAGAACCGGCGTGGCGCAGGCTACTGGAGATATATCCCTCAAACGCATGGAAGAAATGGGCTGGGATTTAGTTCTGGTCAGTGCTCACATGGGAGCCAGAACAGGTGACGGCGGTGAGAATCCGGGAAATCACGCATGGTGGCAAGGCAAGATATACTCTCGTTCTGGCAAGAGCAAGAAATTTCCACCGTTCTCATTGACCGGATATGGAACGGCAAGTGGACTGTCAGGGGTCAACTGTCGGCATAGCTTTGGAGCCAGTGATGGAGAATTTAATCCCTATGCGGAATTATCAGCACAGGACAAAGCCGACAAAGGCAAACAGTACGAAAAAGAACAGCGGCAACGTACTTATGAGCGAAGAATCCGCAAAACAAAGAGAGAGGTTCTTGGATTACAAGCAGGAGTCGACAATGCACCGAACGAAAAGGCGAAATTCGCATTACAGCAAGACCTTGACCGGAAGTCTTATCTTTTACAGAAACAAAATGCTGCATATAAGGACTACTGCAAGCAGAATGACCTGAGAGAACTGCAAGACCGACTTATGATAGCTAAATGGGACCGCCAGAACGCCGCAAAAGCCAGAGGAGCGGCAAAACGATATAAGACAGCAAAGGGGATTGACTGATGGACAGATGGGAATATTATAATCCAAATCCTGTTAAGGATAAAAGAACAGGAGATTGCGTTGTCCGAGCAATATGCAAAGCAACTGGCTTCGACTGGGAAACGGTATTCGTCGGATTAATGATACAGGCGTGCACTCTGTCAGATATGCCGAGTGCAAATTATGTTTGGGGAGCGTACCTCTATAAACGCGGGTACAGACGCAAACTGATTGAACAATCAGAGCGATATATCTATACAGTCAACGACTTTTGTACAGACCATCCGACAGGTACGTATATCCTTTGTATAGATGGTCATGTGGTGACAGTACAAGATGGTAAATATTATGATACATGGGATTCCGGAAATGAAGTCCCGGTATATTACTGGGAAAAGGAGTAGCTAAATGAGCATATCAGAATTTGTACAGATTTTCCTTTCTATCTGCGGAGGGGTGTCTATTGTCGGAGGGGCAGCGGCTGTAATCTTTAAATGGATTACCCCGGCATTCCGACTTAATAAGCGAGTAGAAACACTGGAAGAACACGACAAGCGTGACTTTGAGAGTCTTCAGAGGATTGCAGAGCGAGATTCATTAATTCTGGAAGTGTTATCAACCATGCTGGACAGCCAGATTAGTGGGAATAATGTAGAAGAATTAAAAAAAACAAAACAGAAGCTTACAAATTATCTTGCACAGAATCAGCGTTAATTGCATTAATAAGGGGTATGCTCATGAAATTATATGTGTTCACTAAGAAAGATATAGACAGATTCTTGATAGAGTGTAATTTTACACCGGACGAAGAAAGACTGTTCCGGATGAGATGTCAGGAACGCACTCTCGAATACTGTGCTGAGCAGATGAATGTGAGCATATCAACAGCAAAGCGGTTAAGCCGGAGGGTAAATAATAAAATAATCAAAGTATGCTGATACTTTTCAGATACTTATATGGGTCTTAGACGAACTGTCTAAGGCTCTTTTTTTATTTTAGAATATAATCAGAAAGGCGGTGTATAAGATGGCATTATATAACAATCCTTATCAATATAGTTTTGGCGTTCCTGGGCAGATGAACCAGTTCCAGCAACAGCCTGTCCAGATGCCAACCCAACCAGTACAGCAACCACAGCAGAATAATAGCGGTATCCTGTGGGTATCCGGCGAAGTCGGCGCAAAATCCTATCTGGTAGCACCTGGGACAAGCGTTTTACTGATGGATTCAGAGAGTGAAAAGTTCTACATAAAATCTACAGACGTTTCTGGTATGCCACAACCATTACGGACGTTTGAGTATCATGAAATAGGCACTCAGATGCCACCTAAGCAGCCTGTTCAGAACATGGACAGTAAGTACGTCACCAGACAAGAATACGATGATTTAAAAGCCAAATGCGACGCTATAGCAAGTCGATTAAATTCATTTTCTGAACCTGTTAGAACTAATACTGTACAGGAGCCAGCAATCAAGGGAGGAAATGCAGATGAGTAATCCATTATTTAACGCACTTGGCGGTGGGATGACACAGGGAAACGGACCAATGCAGATGATACAGCAGTTTATGCAGTTTAAGCAGAATTTTAAGGGAGATCCGAAAGCAGAAGTCGAGAAAATGTTGCAGTCTGGAAAGATTTCTCAACAGCAGCTCAATCAAGTTCAACAGATGGCAGGGCAATTCCAGCACATGTTGAAAGGAATGAAATAGTACATTACAATCTGGCCAGATTGATGTAAATACACAATAAAGGAGATTATAACTATGGATGGAAATTATAGTTTAGCAGACATTGCCGCCGCTACTGGAAACGGTAGAAATAATGACGGCATGTTTGGTGGAGATGGCAGCTGGTGGATTATTGTTTTATTCATTTTTGCTTTCTTCGGATGGGGAAACAACGGCTGGGGCAATAATGGCAACGGCGGTGGATATGCAGCCACAGCAGCTACTCAGGCAGACATTCAGAGAGGATTTGATAACTCCGCAGTAATCAGCAAGCTTGACGGAATCAATAACGGCCTCTGTGATGGATTCTATGCAGTGAACAACGGTATGCTTACCGGATTCAACGGCATCAATACGAATATTATGCAGACCGGCTTTGGAATCCAGCAGGCAATCAATGCCGATACTGTAGCGAATATGCAGAATACAAACGCATTGCAGTCTCAGTTAGCTCAGTGTTGCTGCGACAACAGAGCGGGACAGGCGCAGATCAGATACGATATGGCCACCAATGCTTGTGCAATCCAGAACACCATGAACAGCAACACAAGAGACATTATTGACAGCCAGAACGCAGGAACAAGAGCAATTCTTGATTATCTTTGCAATGAAAAGATTTCTAACCTGCAGGCTGAAAACAACGACCTCAGACGCGCCGCTTCTCAGGATCGCCAGAGCGCACTTCTTACAACTGCAATGGCATCTCAGACACAGCAGCTCATTAATGCAATCAATCCGGCACCGATTCCGGCATATCAGGTTCCTAACCCAAACACATATTACGGATGTGGATGCAACACTGGATGTAATTGCTGATAACTTCATATCGAGAGTATCTTTCGATTGATTTCGGATGTCGGCTTATGCCGTATTACACAGAGGGGCAGGCTGAGACCTGTCCTTTTGTGATATGAAAGGAGTATTTTTATGGCAGAATTTACAAATGTAGCTGCTCAGACTGTAGCAGCAAAAGGGAATGTAGTATTTTCAAACACAGCAGTTAAAGGTAACTGCATTCAGCACAGAGAGGGAAGCGGAATTATTACGCTGAGAGGACTGACTAATCAGTGCAAAGCGAGATTCTTCGTGGATTTTTCTGGAAATATCGCAATTCCAACAGGAGGCACTGTCGGAGCTATTTCTCTGGCTATTGCAATCTCTGGCGAACCGGTTCTTTCTTCTCAGATGATTTCCACACCGGCAGCAGTAGACCAGTATAACAATGTGTCCTCTGGCATCTATATTGATGTACCTCGTGGATGTTGCGTTAATATTGCAGTAGAGAACACAAGCGATCAGGCTATTTCTGTTGCAAATGCGAACATTGTTGTGACCAGAGAAGCGTAGGAGGTGTGATTATGAGAGACATTAAAGATTTATGTGCAAGAATTGAAGACGAACTGTCCAAAATTGCTGACAGTGGACTGACCACTGGAAACCTGGAAATGACATACAAGCTGATTGATATGTACAAAGATATAAAGAACACGCAGTACTGGGATAAGAAAGCGGAGTATTACAACGCCGTCCTTGATGAAATGCGTAGCGGATACAATGACGATTACAGCGAGCGCGGAAGAAAACGTGGCGGCATGGGGAGATACAGCCGCAGCGATGGAAGAATGATGTACCCGGATTATGATCGTGGAAGCTCTTACGGCGATGAAAGTCGCAACTACGGAACTGGAAGAGAAAATTACAGTCGATCTGATGGGCGAGATACTTACAGTGACTATATGACACAGAAACAGAATTATCGTTCTGGCAAGTCTGAAGACTGTAAAAGGAAGATGCTCGCCGCATTGGAAGAACACCTTGACGAGCTTACTACAGAAATGAGCGATATGTCCAAGGACGCAGAATGCCGGGAAGAACGTGATCTTGTTAAGAGATACGTTGAGAAATTAAGAAATATGCTTTGATTTGACAAAATGTGGGGACAACTTTTTTAAAAGAATGTGATACTATAATCTTGCAAGGCGTGGTGAACCTTGTAGGGCTTGCTGATTAGAAGTTTTTGCTTTCTTTTTCGTTTCATGTCCTCCTTTCTTTGCGAATATGCCCTTAAGAGAAACAGATGAAGCAGATTTGAGCGGAATCTGGAGGTTGAAAAGCGGGTGCAATTTCCGGCATATTCATTAGCCAGTTTGACTGACTGGTAACACCTCCTTGTAAATGAAACAACATCTCCGTGAAAGTCGGATAGTGGCAGGCATAACACGATAAATACCTTGCTAACCCGGGAATCCGGGTTATGGGAAAGCGGCAACGATTGGCGGTGTTGCGGCGGTCTGTAAAACCGTTCCCTCGTGGTAAACATTATAGGTTCAATTCCTATCTTTCCCATTACCTTGCCAGTGGTCTAACTGGCTTAATCCATTTACCTGCGGCGGCAGGTCAATAAACACGACCAGGAGGATATATGCAGAAACTTATTGACACATTAAAATCATTTGGAATTGAAATCCCAGAGGATAAACAGGCAGATGTGAAAAAGGCACTTTCTGAGAATTACAAGAATGCAAAAGAAGTTGCAAAAACTCTATCAAAAGTTGAGGGAGAACGAGACGACTGGAAAGAACGCGCAGAGACAGCAGAAAAGACCCTGAAAGGTTTTGATGGTATCGACCCGGCGAACATTCAGACAGAGCTTGCTGGATGGAAGAAGAAAGCTGAGGACGCAGAGAAAGAATTCAATGCGAAAATCTACGAAAGAGATTTTGACGATGCTCTTAAAACTGCATTGGAAAATGTTAATTTTTCATCTCCAGCAGCTAAAAGATCTGTTATTGCTGATATCAAATCAGCTGGTCTTAAGCTTAAGGACGGAAAGATTCTTGGACTTAATGATCTGCTTGAACAGATGAAACAGGATGAACCTGATACATTTGTAGATGAAAGTCAGCAGCAGGCCCAGCAGCAACAAGCGAGATTTGCAACAGCGCGGATTGGACATCAGCAGACACCGGGAAGTATGACAAAGAAAGATATCGAAGCAATTAAAGACCCGTCTGAGAGACAGGCTGCAATTGCACAGAATATCCAGTTATTCCAGTGATTTTTTTGCACCGACTATACGCCAGAGTATAGCCGCTAACCCAATACCTTAACAATTATGGGTAGAAAGGATTTTTTATATGGCAGCAAAAGCTAATCTTATTATGAGTAATGATATTCAGGTCACAGCACGTGAGATTGACTTCGTCACCAGATTTGAAAGAAACTGGGAACACTTGCGTGAGATTCTTGGTATCATGCGTCCAATCAAAAAACAGCCGGGTGCTGTACTGAAATCTAAATACGCAGAAGGCACATTGCAGGATGGAAATGTTAAAGAGGGTGAAGAAATCCCTTACAGCAAATTCACTGTAAAAGAAAAGCCTTATGCAGAAATGACTATTGAGAAATACGCAAAGGCTGTATCTATCGAAGCAATCAAGGATCACGGTTACGAGAACGCTGTTCAGATGACCGATGATGAATTCCTCTTTCAACTTCAGACCAATGTTACTGAAAGATTTTACAACTATCTGAAAACAGGTACTCTCTCATTCACGGAAACCACTTTCCAGATGGCTCTGGCAATGGCTAAAGGTCGTGTAGAAAACAAATTCAAACAAATGCACAGAAATGTAACTGGCGTTGTTGGGTTTGTAAATATTCTGGACGTGTACGAGTATATCGGAGCAGCTGAGATTTCTATTCAGAACCAGTTCGGCTTCCAGTATGTGAAAGACTTCCTGGGATTCAATACGATTTTCTTACTGTCTGACAGTGAAATTCCGCGAGGAACAGTAATCGCTACACCTGTTGAAAATATCGTTCTGTACTATGTTGACCCGAACGAATCTGATTTTGCAAGAGCGGGTCTTGTATATACTGTATCCGGTGAAACAAATCTGATCGGATTCCATACACAGGGCAACTACCACACAGCAGTGTCTGAATCATTCGCGATCATGGGACTTACCCTCTTTGCAGAATATATTGACGCTGTTGCTGTCGGAACTATCAACACAACTCAGACACTTGGAACTCTCACTGTAAACTCCGCAGCAGGAAGTAAAAGCGGAGATACAAAAGTGACTGTCACTCCGACAAAAGCAAGCGCAGGAAATGTGTACAAGTACAAAGTCGCATCTTCTGAGACTACCGTAGACTATGGACAGAACGTGAAGAACTGGAGCGCATGGGATGGAGAATCCGACATTACAGCAACAACAGGACAGGTAATCACAGTGGTTGAGTGCGACAGTACCTATAAAGCACTGAGCGCCGGACATGCGACTGTAACAGCAAAATGATGATCGTGGGAGGTAACTGGCATGGCTTATGCAGATTATGAATTTTACACAACTTCATACTTCGGCTCAGTCGTGCCAGAAGCCGACTTTCCCAGACTGGCAGAAAAAGCCAGTGATTTTGTGGATTTAATGACATCCGACAGGTTGGTGGACGGACTACCAACAAACGAACGCTCACAGAAGCGTATCAAAAAGGCAGTCTGTTCATTGGCTGAATTAATGTATCAGATTGAGCTTGCCGAAAAGAATGCAATTAATCAGGCATCGGCAAATGTAACCGACATAAATGTCGGGAACATCTCGACAGGCATAGTAACATCTGTATCATCTGGCAGTGAATCCATCTCTTACGCAACCCCGCAGCAGATTGGGGCGAGTGCGAAGGAATGGAGTGCGGTATATGCCGCCGCCGGAGATGTGCAGAAAATGAACGACTTGCTTCTTAAGACAGCTTTGCCACTTCTGATGGGAGTAAGGACGGATGATGGAATACCAGTATTGTATGCAGGAGTGTGATAGAAATGATGGAATTAAAACAGACCGTTGAAATGATGAATAGTGCAGATTACAAGGAACGCTTTAAGGCAGAGTATATGCAGGTGGTTATTCGATATAAGAAACTTGCGAACATGCTTGAAAAATGGGATAAAGGAGAACTCCCATTTACTCCTACTTGTCCGAGAAGCACTTACAATATGCAGGTAAGAGCAATGACGGATTATATTGCTGTTCTGGAAGCAAGGGCAGTTATGGAAAAAGTTGATTTGGAGGTATGATTATGGACATTTCAACGCTTGGCTCATGTATAGCAATCGTTATGATCTGCTACATTGTAGGAATGGGCTGTAAGGCATCAAAAAGAATCTCTGATGAATGGATTCCAGTAATCATGGCGGTTACTGGCGGGATTCTCGGAGCAGTCGGAATGGGAATTATCCCGGATTTCCCGGCAACGGATTATATCACGGCGGTTGCAGTCGGTATGTTTAATGGATTGTCGGCCACTGGTGTGAATCAGATTATCAAGCAAACAGTGCAGAAAGAATAATTAAGGAGAGGGTATCATGTACGAAAAAACTTTGACGATTTTCAATTATTATGAGAGTCCGACAACAAGAGATGCGTACTGGTATCCTCATGTACTATCCGGTGTCGATCTCGTTACCGATAAAGGAGCAATCCTTAAAAAGTACGGACCAGACGTAACAGACAACGCACAGTTACACATCCGATATACTGTCCAGAATGGCGATATAACCATTACTGATAAAGACGGAAAGATTCTTCCATGGGTGCCGTCTAAAGAGTGGAAACAGCAGATTAACAACGCTCTGGAAGATACTATCACATTCTCAGATGAATCGTTCTTCTGGGAGGGTGAGTGGACTGGTGGAACAGTCACTGAAAGTGATTACCGAAATGGATTCTATCAGTACATGAACGAGAATAAGGACAACGTGTTCAAGATTACCAGTGTAGGCGGTCCGTATACACTGATTCCTCACTTCGAGATTCTTGGTAAGTAATATGAGCAAAATTCATCATTTCAAAGGATTCTCCGTAGTTGACGGAGATATGAAAATCAAACTGAATATGGATAGATTTTCTAGGCAATACCAAGAAGCCCAGTATCTCCTTGATGGAATGGTTATGGACAGTATGGTTCCGTTCATGCCGATGATTACAGGGGACTTTATCAACCGGACAAGAGTTGAGAGTGCATCCTTGCAAGGAACTGGGAAAGTATGTGCGGCGGCGGCTCCTTATGGACGTTTTCTGTACGAGGGGAAAGGAATGGTTGATGAAGCAACTGGAAGTCCCTACGCAAGACGTGGAGCAAAGAAAGTTCTTGTCAGTCAGTTTTCTGGTCAGACAGCCGCAAAGGAAAATCTTGAATACACCAAACAGGCTCATCCACGAGCACAGGCAAAGTGGTTCGATGCTGCTAAGCGACAATACGGTGACACATGGCTTCGCAAGGTAAAAGCACAGGCAGGAGGTGGCAGACATGGCGGATAAACCTATCGGAAAAGATGCAACCGGATATGAGATTTTGACAGATGCCATGAAAGCACTTCTGAATCAGTATCCAGGGCTATACGAAAATGAAACAATCAAATTTGAAGAACTCGGCAAAGATTCCGGAATCGCTTTCTCGGCAGACAACGGAGCTTTAATCTATTCGGAAAAGGAAGATGTATGCGGAGTGATGCATCAGGTATGCCAGTACCCATTTTATGTGGTTTACCGCACGGCATCAGACAAAGAACGGCAGAAGTTATCTGTTCAGAAGTTCCTGGACAATCTCGGTAAATGGATATGCCGGGAACCAGTTATCATAAACGGCTCTGAGACGCGCTTAAATGCTTTTCCAGAGCTTTCACAGGGGCGAGTGATAAAACGTATAACCCATGATAATTCCTATGGTTTAGAGCCACAGGAGAGTGGCGTACAGGACTGGTTATTGCCATTGTCAGTACGCTATGAAAATACTTATGAAGTAATATAACAAGTAACAACCGGCTATCAATTGGAGATAGTCGCTAACCTACACAGCCTTTTAAAAGTTATAGGCAGAAAGGACATTTCTATGGCAGTTACAGGAAAAATTGACCGTAAATACATGGCTCATTATATTGACGCAGGTTCCCTCTGTGGAGGACTGACGCCGAAATATGAGCGTCTTGGAAAGGACCTGGAAGAGTATAACGTAGAACTCAATCCAGATACTGAAACATCTAAAAACATTCTTGGAGAATCCACATTTAAACACAACGGCTATGAAGTTTCTTCTGACGCTGATCCGTTCTATGCAGACACTACTTCTGATCTGTTTACAGCATTGCAGAAGATTGTAGATGGACGTCTCAAAGACGACAACCTCAAAACAAAAGCAGTTGAAGTTCATCTCTGGACAGAAGCCACGGCAGGCAAGTATGAAGCATACCAGCAGGACTGCTACGTTGTACCGACTTCCTATGGCGGCGATACATCCGGCTATCAGATTCCGTTTACTGTGAACTACGTTGGTGAGCGTGTAAAAGGAAAATTTGATATCAGTTCCGGTACATTCACAGCCGACAGTGAATAAACACATATACAAGGAGGACATGCTAAATGGCAAAAATAATTAACACCAAAATTGATGATGGAATTCTCATTTTTACATTCACAAATAACAAAGACGAAGTTTTTTCTTCTTTCAAACTGAATCCGACCGATATCAATGTAGCAGCACGTGCAGAGGAGCTGACAGAATATTTTGAACAATTCAAAGATTCTATTCAGAAAGTTACTTCCGGAAAAGAAATGGCAGAGTTAAATAAACAGCTCGAAGATAAGATCAACTATCTGCTTGGCTACGAAGCATCAAAAGACCTGTTTAAAGAACCAATTACCGCAACAACTGTATTCGGTAATGGCCAGGTATTTGCTTATATCGTTCTGGACAAGATCGCAGAAGCAATCGCACCGGAAATTGAAAAGAGAAAAAAGAAAATGCAGGCAGCAGTTAACAAGTATACGGAGAAATATGAAAAATGACCGCCTATGAGCTTCCCACCTCACTGAACATAAGTGGGGTGGATTTTTCTATCAGAACGGATTTTCGAGCAATCATTGATATTCTCATTGCGCAGAATGATCCAGAGTTAGACGAACAGGCAAAAGCAGTTGTTATGTTGCAGATTCTGTTCGAGGATTGGCAAAGCATACCCTCAGAACATCTTGTAGAAGCTTGTCGGAAAGCTTGCGAGTTTATTGACTGTGGTCAAGTTGACGATAGTCCGAATAAACCCAAACCTCGCTTGATGGACTGGAAACAAGACGGAGATATGATCGTTCCGGCTGTAAACAAGGTTGCTGGTAAAGAAATCAGAGCCGTTCCATACATGCACTGGTGGACGTTCTTTGGATACTTTATGGAATCCGGTGAATGCCTTTTTAATACAGTGGTTGGGATCCGTTCTAAAAAGGCGAAGGGCGAAAAGCTCGATAAATGGGAAAAGAAATTCTATCAAGAGAACAAGAACATTATTGATATAAAAACACGTCTCAGCGATGAGGAGCAAGCTTATAAAGATAAGCTGAATGAGATGTTGAACCTCAAATAGTTAGGAGGTGGACACATGGCTGCTGATGGCTCAATTATTATTGATACCAAGTTTGATACATCTGGAATTGATAATGGAGTATCAAGGATTAAACAGTCATTTAACAGCCTTGGTAGTGCTGTAAAAAAAATCGGTCTACTGATTGGTGGGGCTTTTGCAGTTGGTAAGTTAGTACAGTTTGGAAAAGAGTGCGTTGCCCTTGGTTCCGACCTCGCAGAAGTTCAGAATGTGGTCGATGTTACATTTACCACCATGTCGGATAAGGTCAATGAATTTGCAAAGAATTCAATGGTCTCAGCCGGACTGTCAGAGACAATGGCAAAAAGGTATGTTGGTACGTTCGGAGCAATGTCTAAGTCATTCGGATTCTCAGAGGCACAGGCTTATGATATGTCAACGGCTCTGACACAGCTTACTGGTGACGTAGCATCATTTTACAATATCAGTCAAGACTTGGCTTATATCAAGCTAAAATCAGTGTTTACGGGCGAAACAGAAACGCTCAAGGACCTCGGCGTGGTAATGACCCAGTCGGCACTTGACCAATACGCACTTGCAAACGGCTATGGCAAAACCACATCTGCCATGACCGAACAGGAGAAAGTTGCTCTCCGATTGGCTTTTGTGCAGAAACAGTTATCAGCCGCATCTGGAGACTTCATTCGTACTTCTGACAGCTGGGCGAACCAGGTGCGAGTGATGCAGTTGCAGTTGCAGTCCCTCAAGGCAACAGTCGGACAAGGGCTGATTAATATTTTTACACCTGTTCTGAAAGTAATCAATATTCTTCTCGGCAAACTGGCGACTCTGGCAAACGCATTTAAGTCATTCACGGAGCTTATTACTGGCAAGAAATCATCAGGTCAGACAGGTGGAAGCGGCGCAGGGCTTGCCGGAACAGATACAGTTGCAGATACGGCAGATCAGTATGGACAGGCAGCCGATAATGCAGAGAAACTGGCAGATGCCACAAACGATAATGCTAAGGCAACGAAAAAGGCAAATAAAGAAACAAAAAATTATCTTTCTTCATTGGACGAAATACACAAAGCTACCTCTACAGATAGTAGCTCTTCCATACCATCTTCATCTGGCGGGAGTGGTGGAGCGTCTGGAGGATTATCTGGTGCAGTAAGCAATGTGGATTACGGAAAACTTGCAGAAGGCGAAACGACTATTAAAAAAATGTCCAAGCCGCTTGATTCCATAATAAAGAAGTTTAAAAAATTAGCCAAATTGCTATCAAAAGGATTCTGGGATGGACTAGGCGATTACAAACCGATTTTTGATGATATTAAGGAAAATATTAACTCTATCGGGAAATCCTTGCAGAATATATTTACTGATCCAGAAGTAATTGGAGCGGCAAGTGATTTTTTAGATACATTTGCCTATTCCATTGGAAGAGTATCTGGATCTTTTTCGAGGATTGGAATAACAATTGCTCAAAATCTTATTGGAGGAATAGAAAAATTTCTAAAGCAAAACACCAGTAGAATAAAAACATATTTAATTGATATGTTTGATATTGGATCTGAGGTTGCTCAAATTGAAGGAAATTTTTCATCCGCTCTAGCAGAGGTATTTTCTGCATTTGGTGGAGAAATTGCGCAGCAGATAACAGCCAATATCATAGGGATATTCTCAAATATCTCAATGACTGCTATGGGATTATGTGCAAGACTTGGAAGAGATATGCTGAATATGATCGCACAGCCGTTCATTGATAATAAGGATATATTAAAAAGCGCAGTCGAAGGAACACTTGGGGTTATCGAAACAATAACCGATGGATTATCGACAGTTATTCAAAATCTTTCCGATTTAGTGACCGCATTATACGATGAGCATTTAAAACCTTTTTTTGATTCAATAGCTAATGGACTTTCAACCATTTTTGGAACTTTAATAGATGGATATAACACATATATTCTTCCAGTTATGCAAGGTTTAGCTTCTAAGATAAAAGAGCTTATGGATGGGGAATTGGGAGAAATGTTTGTAAAAGTCCAAACTTTTCTCGGCAAATTAATAGATATCTTAAAAGAGCTTTGGGAAAATATTTTAGTTCCAATAATTAGCTGGATTGTATCAAATGCAATTCCAGTAATAGCAGACGTTGCAAATGTAATTGGCGACACTGTTATAGAGGCAATAAAATCCGTTATTAAAATTATTGGAGATGTATTAGATGTCCTGAGCGGAGTTATTGATTTTCTGAAAGGAGTTTTTACAGGCGATTGGGAACTAGCATGGAACGGAATCAAAGAAACTGCAAGAGGTACATGGAACCTTATAAAAGATATTATATCTGGAGCCTGGGAAGCTATTAATGGAATAGTAAAAACCGCATTAACAATAATAAAAAGTATCATTTCTCTTTCTTGGAACGCAATAAAAACAGTTACTGTTACAGTATGGAATGTTATAAAAACATGGCTGTCTAATACATGGGAAGCAATAAAAACTACAGTTTCGACAGTATTTGACGGAATAAAGTCTAAAATTACAAGAATTTGGGATTCCGTGTCAGAAAAAACGTCATCTATATGGGGAAAAATAAAAACGTTTGTTGACGGAAAAGTAAGTGCTATTCATGATGCAATCGTGGATAAATTTACAAGTGCCAGAGATACGGTCAGAAGGGCGTTTGAGGGTATACGTGATACCATCAAAGATATATTAAACAAGGTGATCGGAATTGCAAACAGCGCTATTGGAACTGTAAACAGTGCAATTGGCGGCATTGAATCAGCATTTACATTTGGACCGTGGAAGGTTCCAACTCCTTTTGGTTCGAGGACAATTGGATTTACAGCTAATTTCCCAAGAGTTCCTACAATTCCATATCTTGCAAAAGGTGCCGTTATCCCGCCAAGATCAGAGTTCCTTGCAGTGCTTGGAGATCAGAAGAATGGTCGCAACCTGGAAGCACCAGAAGAATTGTTAAGGCAGATTGTAAGGGAAGAAACTGGAGGACAGCAGTCTGGCGGAAGCTATAGATTTACCGCACAGCTCAACAGACGAACCATATTTGATGAGATGATTGACGAAGCAAAGTTAAGACGTGATGCAAGCGGTACAAATCCGTTTGAATTGGCATAGGGGGTGAGAATGTGGCATTTTCAATAAGTAAATCAATAACTGATAGATATAAAATAAATGGGCTTCTCATCCCTCAACCAGATGAGGATATGCAGTGTAACTTTGAGACCACCTATTCGGAGGGAAGTAATCGAACTCAAAAAGGAGTTGCGCTAATAACTCCGCTTTTTACAGTTATGCAATATAGCTATAAAGCCACCAATGTGCCGGTTGATGAGAAATCAACTAATCTGGTAAATGCAATTATTAAAGGAAAGCCGTTCATTTTACATCACTGGTTAGCACACAAAAATGAATGGCGTTCAGAAAAGTTTTACGTGGGAAAAATGAATTACAACATAAAACAAGTTGGGGAATACTATTCCGAAATATCATTTAATATGCAGGGGGTGAATCCACTTGATTAATGTATCAAATACTTTTAAAGAAAAATTGCAGGATGGCGAGCAAGTAATTGAAATCGTGGAGATCACCTTTGCTGACGGAACAACAAAGACACTTGAAAACGAGATTATGATCGGCAACAATGACTTTTCCGATTGTGCGGAGAGTAGTAGCTTCCCGGTCGGCGCTACAGTCTGCAAAACGATGAGACTTGAACTCGATAACACAGAGGATCAGTGGAAAGATTATAATTTCTATCAAGCTAAAGTGCATGCATATTTGAAGCTTCAGACTTCTGTTGCAGAATCAGCTAGTGAATCAATCTGGATGGATGATTTTTATGAGCCAATTCTCGATACTGATGGAAACAGCATAGTCCTTTCCAGAGCCGCCTCAGAAGACCGATACGAGACGATTGACAAGGGCGTCTATACAATTACCACGCCAGAGCAATACGGTGAAATATTGAGCTTTACGGCGATGGATGACATGTATAAAACCAATGCTAAATATTATAGTGCTCTGACGCTTCCACAGCCGATTATGGCGCTGGTAAGAGACGCTTGCGAGAGTTTGAATATCCCTATGGGGTTTTCCTCTATGGCACATGGAAATGTAATTGTCACAGCGCTCCCAGATAATATGACATTCCGCCAATTGATCGGTTGGGCGGCAATGTTGGAGACAGCAAACGCCAGGATTGACAATAGAGGGTATTTGCAATTTATTAAGTGGAATTTTGGAGCTGTCGAAAACGGCTCCTTGGTTCCACTTAAATTAGAGGATTACGTGAATAGCCCAACTCTTTCCAGTGATGATATTGTAATTACTGGTATCAGAGTAAAAAACAAAGAATCGGAATCCCTGTTTGGAACTGCTGGATATGTGTTGGAGTTAGAAAACAATCTTCTGTCTGACAGTGACCTCGGAACTGTGGCGGCATGGATTGGAGGTAATTTGGTCGGAGCTAAATTCCGAAATCTGCAAGGGGATTTGCTTTATAATCCTCTGTTAGAATTTGGTGATATGGCACGCAGTTTTGATCGAAACGGCAATGGATATCTTACACCAATCACTGATGTATCATCTCCGTTAAATGGCATTACCACTGTAAAAACGCAGGCAGATGATCCAATCCGAAATAGCAGCACATATATGTCGGAAGCTACAAAAGCACTAGTAGAAGCTAGACAACTTGTTAAGGATGAACGCACAGAGCGCGAAAAAGCCGTTGAAAGGCTAGCAAATACGCTTAAGGAGTCTGGCGGGCTTTATATGACAGAAGATCCACAGGACGACGGTAGTGTAATCTATTATATGCACAATAAGCCGACTCTGGAAGAATCAGATATTGTATGGAAACTCACGGCGGAAGCCATTGGAATTTCTACAGATGGTGGAAAAACCTATCCTTATGGATTTACTGTTACAGGAGAAATGATTACAAGACTGCTATACGCCGAGGGAATCAATGCAAGCTACATCAATGCCGGCGCGCTGATCGTGCGTGACACAAACGGAAAAATTATCTTTTCAGCCGATATTGATAATAACCAGATTGTAATTGACGGCGCATCCGTGCGAATCGGTGCATCACCTTTGGACGGACTGTTAAACAGTATGCAAGGTCAGATTGACGGAAATATCAATACCTGGACCGGGACTCCTGCACCTACACTTAGCAATTACCCGGCAAACGAGTGGCTAACTGATACAGAAATGAGTAAGCATGTAGGTGATCTGTATTATGATGGAGACAGCCATGCTTACAGATTCCGCAATGATGGAAAAGGGTATTACTGGGAAAGATTAAAAGATACGGACGTAACAAAAGCATTACAGGATTCTGAAGATGCATTGACAGCGGCTAAACAGGCGCAGGAAGCGGCGGCCCTTGCCAAGAACATGACCTTGCAGTTGAGTAACGAATACCAAGGTATTTCTGTTGATTCTGATGGAAATTACGGAACGTTTCCGAGCAACGTGAGTACACAGGCAGTCGTGATGTACGGAACACAGGATATTACATCTGATTGTAAATTTACAATTATTAAATCGGATAGCGTAACAGGATCCTGGAATAATGCGACCAAGGCATACACGGTAACAGCATTATCCGCTGATGACGGATGGGTAGATATTAAAGCAACATATATCAGTGTTCTATCAGTAGTTAAGAGATTTTCGCTGGCTAAAATTTATGCTGGGAAAAATGGTACAAATGGTGTTGACGGTCTCCAGGGGCCAAAAGGAGACCAAGGCATACCGGGACCACAAGGTGAACAAGGTATTCAAGGCCCACAAGGACCGAGAGGAGAACAAGGAATTCCTGGAACTCCCGGGGCGGATGGTAAAACGCCGTATTTGCATATTAAATATGCTCCGGTAGAAAATCCAACATCTGAACAGATGACAGAGACACCAGATATTTATATTGGTACTTACACAGATTATTTACAGGATAACAGCACGGATCCAGCTGCCTATACCTGGGCGAAATTTCGCGGGGATGATGGACGGCCCGGAAAGAATGGATATACCTGGATTAAATACGCTTCTATGCCAAACGGCGAAGATATGTCAGATAACCCAGATACTGTTCCATGGATTGATACAGATGGGAATACAATATGTGATACTGTAGGAAATCCAATCTATCTGGAGCCAGAATATGTTGCGTATATCGGAATTGCAAATAATAAGGAAACGCCAACGGAAAGTGATGATCCGGCTGATTATACATGGACCCGATACAAAGGTGCTGATGGGGAAAACGGTTCTGATGGCAAGGATGGAGCAGACGGAAAAGATGGAAAAACAAGTTATACACACATTGCCTATGCGAATTCTGCGGATGGAAAAACAGATTTCTCTGTGTCGGACAGTAATCGTGAGTATATCGGTATGTATGCGGATTTTACCGAGCAAGATAGTACTAATCCAGATGATTACGCGTGGACACTTGTAAAAGGCGCGAATGGCGCACAAGGTATCCCTGGAAAAGCAGGTGCGGACGGAAAGACGCCATATTTCCACATAGCTTATGCGAACAGTGCTGACGGAAAAACTGGCTTTGATGTAGTTGTCAGTGCCGGAAAGCAGTATATTGGCCAATATACTGATTACGACACGCCGGATGATTCCATCGACCCGACAAAATATAGATGGACAAAGATAAAGGGTGAACAGGGCGAAAAAGGAGAACAGGGTGTACCTGGCAGGACATATTTTATCGAGCTTTCATCCAATATCCTAAAGCGAGGACAGGATGATAAGATTGTACCAAGTACAATTACGGCAAAAGCTTATTATCGAGATGGTGACAGTGCTACAAGAACAGCATATTCCGGTAGATGGTATGTGCAAACTTCCACGGATGGCTCTACATTTACAAACGCATTGGTTTCAACTGTGAATGAGCCGAGTAAAAGCTATACTGTTAGCTCACTGGATAGAAGCATTGTGTCTGTTAGATTTATCTTGTATGCAGCAGATGGAACTACAAATCAGCTGGATATGCAATCTGTCCCTGTAGTGATAGATGTGGACGCACTTACCCACGAAGAGATATTTAATCTTCTTACAAATAATGGTTCCATGAAAGTAATTTATAAAGAGGGCAACCAGTTATATATTTCGTTCACTTATGCGAAGGGCGGAACGTTAAAGCTTGGCGGTCCAAATAATGGATATGGCACCTTTGAGGTGTACGACGCGAATGGAAATATAATAGCTCAAATAGATAACTCGGTTGGCTTTAAAAACTTCAAGGGAAAAGAGTGGTTCCAGATAAACGAATCCGTAGCTACGGCTGGTTACGATTCCTCCCTTGTTCATGGACTTCTTGATTTATCCGCGCAATACTCTGATGGATATTGGACTGTTTTGGAGAGTAAACAAGCTGGTCTTCTTTTAAAAACAGTATCTAGGATGAAAGTTGAGACAACCGGAAGCAGTTCTCTGACTCTCAATGTGCCAGAAATGCCTAAGCTTATAACCGGTAGTAACTTGGGGAAAAATAATAATGGAGATGTCGGAACAATTGCGTCATCCTCTATGCATTATAAAGTACTCGGGAAAACCGTAAAAGAAGACGAACTAGAAGACCTATATAGAGTCAAGGTAATCTGGGCAAAATACAAAGACGGATATCTTATGGAGCAAGACGAACGGTGCGGTAAAGAAATGCCAATGTTTATCGCGGAGGATATTGACCGAAGATTTCCAATCGCTGTCGATCATAACGAAAAAGGACATGCTGAAAACTGGAACTATCGTATTATGATTCCATGTATGTTCGCAATGCTAAAAAACGAGCATGAAAAAGTTAAAAATCTGCAATCCGAGCTTGATTCCGTGAAAGCGGAATTGAATGAATTAAAGCAACTTGTTAAACAACATATTTCAATGGAGGTATAAGATTATGGCAAATAACATATGGAACAACTACACAGAAAAAACAGCAACACCAGTAGATGCAGATGAAGTAATGGTTCGTGATTCCACAGACGGAAAAAACAAAAGACTTCTTTTTGGCACTTTCTGGAAGTGGGTAGCTAAGAAATTAAACGAGGCTACCATTTCGGAATTGCAAACTAGTAATAAGACAATCATCGGGGCAATAAATGCACTAAATAGTGAGTTATCTTTTATATCGAAAGTAAAAGATGTGGATATTCAAGTTGTTAATGAATATGTATACACAGGATTATCGTTTACAGTTCCGAAAAACACTTTGTTTATTTTCACCGCAAAAGCGTTTTATAACAATTCAGAGCCATTGGGGATCTCAATTGCAAATTCAGATTCCAGTTATTCCAAAAATACAGTTATTGAAAACAATGAGAAATATCCAACAACACTTACAAGCATATGCGACAGAGCAGCAGGGGAGGTTACTTATTATATCTGGGCAAAATATAAATTTGTTGGAAAAAACAAAATCGGCATATGGGGAACCATGATGAAATAA